TGTTGTTCTTTTAAATTGTAATTTAAAAGAAAGATTATAATTATAATTATAATAAAATGCCAAATAAAAATTTTTATACTTTTTATTTTACTGTTGATTATTGCAATTACACTGGATATTTTGCTATAATAGAAAAAAGACCGATTAAACATCATAATGATTATTATGTTGAAAATTGGAAATTATCACTACCAAAATCGAAATGTAGTGAAAAACCAATATCTCTATTTTTTTTAGATACAGATGTATATTACGAAGATAATGAAATACCAATTGTATACAGTGAAACATTCTCTTCAATTGATGAATGTAAAAATCAGATAGAAAATATTAAAAAAAAATTCGATGATTGTGATATAAGTTGGTCAATAAATGAAAAATTAGATATTGGTGCTGACATTATTTTCATAGTATTTGATAATAAAGGTGAAATTCTTGATAAAGGAGTTATATAAATGGCTTAAAAAGGGAGCAGAAGGCTATACTATAAAAAATTGACCTCGCTTTCAAGATATAAAACAAAAATATTAGATGCATTACAATAAAAATTGTTTTATGTCGAGAGATTCACCACAAAAATAATATTCTCTCGATACTACATAACACAATCCATCACCCATTACCCATCAACCATGAATCTCTCTTTCAACATCACCAAATACGCCGGTGTTATGGCATTTTACGCCGTGCTGACGTATCTCCTCTTCCCCGCGATTGCGTATTTCTTCTTCGGAAAGACCTTGGAGGCAGCCGGCAACGGTTTCATCGTCGGAAATGCCGCGTCGGTGATTCTTTGGAAAGTGTATGGATATGGGTTGGTCAAAGGGGCATAATTTGGTTACGTGAGATGAAGAAAGATATTTATTTACATAACAGTATATTCAACTCAGTAATTTTTTTCTTGTAATATATTATAACAAGCATATTATGTATTCTTCTCGACGAAAGTCTAAACAATCTTACCGGAAACGTGTTGCTTCTAGAAAGAATAAAACGCGTTCGAAGCGTAAGAATTTGAAGTTTAGAAGATTTAGGGGGGGGGGTCCCTTATCATTTGAAGCATTTGTGGCAAAACTAGATGATTTACAAATAAAAGCTTCTTATGCAGATCTAGACAGATGGCACGGCCCGTTTGGAAATCAAGCAGCCGACGCGGCGAGGAAGGAAGTTGATGATTTGTGGCAGCGCCATCCAGAACATCGCGAACAATATCAAAAGTTGAAGCAGGATGAGAAACAGAGGATGATACAGAAAGCAAAAGAAGAAGCGGCGACTACAAGTGCTGCAGGCGCGGGGGCTCTGACACTTACTCCAGAAGAGAAGAGACTTGCTCTAGAAAAATCAGAGCGTCTCATGTCAAATCCGAATTTTGATCCCTACGACTGTTTTGGACCAAATGGAAATGTAAAACTTATGAACGGAGAATCAAAAAAAATCTCCGAAATTAACGTAGGTGATGCTGTAGAGACGGTTAATGGTTTTAATACAGTTGTATTAGTAAAAACTGGTAAAAAACATAACCTATGTGTAGTAAACAATGTTGTTATTACAAACAGACATCCAATAAAGCTAAATGGTAAATGGTGTTATCCAGAAGATATTGTACCAGTAGACCCGAATGAAATGAATGTTTATAATTTTGAATTAGAAAGAAAGGATAATTTCGATGAAAATGATCATACTATTATTATTGATGGTCTTATATGTGCAACGCTTGGATGTGGACCTTATATTGAAAACGCAAAACCGGAAGCAGACAAAAAATGGGGTAGTGGATACTGGAACAAGTATAATAGTTAATTAAAAATGATTCGATTCAACTATTAACTATATATTCAATTACAAATGATGCTTAATCACATACGCGCTTAATAACCCACTGACACACGAAAAAAACAGAACGGTTTTTACGATATCAAAAAATTCATTTTTATCAGGAATGTGAATTTTTACTTGGTCAGAAACGTGTATATATTGATGCGTTTTGTGCTTGCCATTCTTTCCAATATTGAAATGGATAAGTGCTTCCATGAAAAAGATAATGAATGTCACGAGGGTGATGACAATGAAGATGGTTCGCATTCTTATTTATTAGTATATATGAGTAAAAAATAGTTGTTGGTGGTGGGTGATGGCGATTGTCGAATTTTCGGGGGGTGTAATTGGTCGGCTTCACTCCATCGCCCCCGCCCCGTATTTCGCCTCCACTTTCTCTTTCAGCTTCGCGATTTCATTTTCGATTGTATAGTTTTCGGGTAATACCATACGCATCAATTCACGAACTCCGCTATCGCGTAGTCTTTCATATACCAAGTGTGGTTTCTCGTGCACAACGACGAGCGACATATATTTCGGCAACACAGGCGCAGATGCGGTATCTTCAGGAAAGATGCCCTTTTCCAAATCACTTACAACCTTATTCGCGGCTTCTAACTTTTGTAAGAGTGATACTTTTTCTGATTTGCTTGTCATCCATGGTTTTTCAAGTTTGGGATGCGTTTCGACCTTGAAGAATTCTCTCGAATGCGTGTGTTCTTTATCCAGCCATTCGAAGTAATACACCACATATTTCTTCATCATATCCTGGGTGATTCCATCAGGGAGTTCGCGAGCACTCTGTTTTCTATCGCGCTTGGTTCCGTCATCGGCCGTGCCTTTGCTGTTCTTTTGTTGTTCTTGCATCGTAGCAACGCGTAAATTGTCGTATCTGTTGTTCAGGGGGTTTCGGTCAAGGTGGTCGACGCTTATGACACCCGTGCCTTTTCCGTGCCCCCACGTGTTCATAATCACTTGATGGATGAAGACGTTATTGTGACACGCGATATATCCGTTGCTCGTTTTATACCACGTCAGCTTCTCGCCGTTGTTGTGGTTCGCCTCGTATTCCAGTATTTTTTGGTAGCTCGTGGGGCATAATTCGCAGTATTCGTTGGGTTCGCAATACATAATGACCATCGCGGGTTCGCCGGTATGTGGATTTGTTATTTCCCAGATGGGATTTTTCATTTGGTTGGCGGTGCGTCCGAGAGATTTCGTGTGGCCGGGTTTGAAGCTCACGACGGCGGGGGCGGCGCCGTATTTCTGGGTGATATATTCGTGTTGTTGTTGGAATTGAAGGGACATAGCGGAACGAATGTGTAGCAGAATGAATGTGTATTCGGTATGTATTCCATTAAAATAGTAAATAATTTCAATTTTTGTGAGTGAACGTTTAAAATTAAAAATCAAAAATGACACATATTTTTATAGTTTAAATATAAAAATATGAGACGATATATCGTAAGATAAAATATTTTGATTGTTTAGTTGCTATACGCGAGGCCGCCCATGCCCGACATAACCCTCAGGACGTTGTAATTCACGGCATACACGCGAACCTTGGCAGTGTTAGTTCCCTCAACGGTGGCGTTGGAAAGAACAAGCTGAAGGGTAGCGTTGTCAATACGAGAGAAGTTGCACGAGCCGGAAGGCTGGTGCTCCTCGGGTCTCAGCGCGAAAGAATACAGGTTGATACCGGTATCAGGGGCGCGAGTGTGGTGCTGCCAAGGCTGAACGAGGTCGAAGTAAGTTCCCTCGCGCTCAGAGAAGCGGTCCTGGCCGTTAAGCTGGAGCTTAGCAGTCACGACGGGGTTCTCACCCCAGCAGTGCATGTCGAGAGAAGTCTCGGTGAGGACGAAAGTGCCGGCATCAGAGACACCAGAAAGACCGCCAGCGCCGAAGTTGGGCAGGTTGTAAGGAACCGCGTTATCGGCACCACTCCACCAAGCGTTAGTTCCACTAACAGAGACATCAGCAGCACCAGCGTCAGCGAAGAGGCCAGAGGCGCTGATGTAAGAGCCGGTGGTGAGGGCAACACCGTCGTGGGAGCCAAAAGCCATGATGGCGTTGGGGAGGGCATCAACGGCGTCGGTGTAGTTGAAGGGCTGAGCGCCGAGGAGGCGGTTAAGAACGGTGCCAGACTCAAGAGAAGAGCAGTAGTCGACGTTCTTGTCGGGCTGGACAACCCAGATAAGCTCCTTAACGGGGTGGTTGAAGTTGAGCTTGATCTTGTTGGAGGAGGAACCGACGGACTCATCACCGGTGAACTGAAGCTGCTCGATGAGGTACTCGTGGGGGTTCTGGGCCATACGCCTGCGCTCATCGGTGTCGAGGAACAC